AACAAAAGCAACGGGGCTACCCCCACTCTCATACGATAAGAACGCTAACGCGCCCTTTCGAACCATTCCCACATTTAACGACCCCACTTCAGTAGAAGGACCACTTATTCGAGGAGAACTCATGGGTTGGAATGCTCAAATGGGGATCATGTATGCTGTAGGAGGTAAACAAACCTCTGCTGGATCAATATGCCAGGAAATGGGATTAAACGTTCAATTGGATGTTCAAAATAATACAGGTAAACAAGCCGAAGATCTCTATGCGTTTGCTCAAGGCTACGTCTCAGGAGATCAATCTAAAGGATGTCATTTTATAGGTTGGATGGGAGATGGCGTACCTAATTACTTAAAAGGTCTTAACGATCGACTTAAAAAAGACTTTGGAGAAGAATATCAAGCTGTAGTTATTGGATTTGCTGGAGCATCCTTTGGAGAAGACAAATGGATGCTAAAACCTAAATACGCAAAGGATGCTCGAGGCTCATTAACATGCACGGTAATTCGTGATGGCGATTGGAACATAGCTGTGATCAAATCTCAGACCAATGGCTGGCCTATAAACTATGACCTAGGAACCTATGACCCTACAAAAGTAAACTTCGTATCAGCCCCTAATGATGATTATATGGAAGCAGCCAAGTTTTATGCGTCTGGGCAGAAGGTTACTTTAAAGCTTGTAAAAAATGGAAAAATCACAGATACAGACACAACTTTAGCTTGCACAGGTGTTAGTACCTGGTTTCCAGGAGATTATGAAGCGGTTAAGCAAAAAGGCGGTCTTGTTGTTGCAGCCTCAACAGCTGATTATTCAGCTCAAATGGCGTGTGCCCTTGTTTGTATTAAGAAATGGGCCAAAGACAACCGTAAAGTAGTTGAGAATTTAATAGAAGCGATTGGAAGAGGTGGAGATCAAGTAAAAAGTCATGACTTGGCTTTAAGGTTTGGGTGTAAAGTAGCTCAAATGGTTTTTGCTGATGATAACATTACAGAAGACGATTACTACAAAGCTTATACATCCTTTGATTTAACAGATGACGATGGAAACACCGTTAAAATTGGAGGTTCCAGAGTATTTAACTTAGCCGACGCGTGTAATTATGTAGGAATTACTGGAGGTCAGGACAAATACAAAACAGTCTATAACACTTTTGGTAATATTTGTAAGGAATCGTATCCAGAGATTTTATCTGACTTCATTCCATACGAAGAAGCTACAGACTGGTCTTTTCTAAAAGCAGTTTATCTTAAAAACAAAAGCGATATAGGAACAATATCAAAAACTGATTTTAACGCAACTGACCAAGTTCGAGAAGTTGTTGGTGATGCTAACTATGCAATTGAGTTTGAAATAGGGTCGGCAGTTATTAGACCTAGTTCTTATCCGATTTTAAACAAAATAGCAGATCAATTAACAATAGCAGACAATCTTTTAGTTGAAATCGCAGGGCATACGGATAACACAGGCTCACCTGAAACGAACGCTAGCCTTTCTAAGGCCAGAGCTCAATCAGTGGCTAATTATATTATTGCTAGAGATCCAGGAAGCTTCTCTTCAAGGATTTCCTCAAGTAGAGTAAAAGGTTGGGGTCCAAGTAAACCTATAGCTGATAATCTGACTGTTGAAGGTAGACAAAAGAACAGAAGAGTAGAAATTAAACTTGGGCGTAAATAGTTGCTTTCTCGCTTATGGGGTTACTAGTGTAACCCCTTTTTAATTTTAAACTTATTTTATGTCAACACAAAGTATAATATTGATTGTTTTGGGGGTTTTTTACTTGTCAACTCTGTTTGTTGTAGGTCGTGCTAAAAGTCCTGCGAGAAGACTAGTTTATGGAATGCTTAATTTCTCTGTTGTCTCTATTCTTATGCTTATTGTTGTTATTCAAAACTCTAATAGTGAATACCAGAATGGTCTTCGAAAGCAGAGATATTATCAAATTATAATTCCAGCTAAACCAGCTGATACACTTTATCGTAAAATCAACTAAGATGAAGAAAAGTTTAAAATTGATAAAAAAAGGAGATAAAGTCAACGTCCTTCTTAAACCAGGGTTTACAGCTGGTGGTGCTAATTCCTACGGGGTAAAAATTACCAAAGTAAAGACTAAATATGACGAGAACACTGGAAAACCATATAAAGTGATTGTAGTTGATGAGCAAGAATTTCGAGTTGACGGTGAAAAAGCCTATCCTATTACTCCTCCGTGGGCTTATTATATAACGCTATAAATTTACCAATATGAGTCGAGATGAAATACTAAAAATCATAGGGCATATAAGATGCGAAATATTTGGTAAAGAAATAAAAATCGCTGTTCTACTTGATAAAAAATACGGTAAGCGAACCTATATTCAAGCTTTTTACTGGGATCAGTGTAAAGACACTAAAGAAATGAAAGAATGGCGTGGAGTTAAGTTTTATATATCTGATCATATGATAGAAGATGAGATTGTAAAAAGATGTTATGCTGCTTTTGAAGCCGCTGTTAAACATGAGGTTATGGAGGGATTTACCTTTGATAATATCGTAGTCTTTAATCCACATGTCAATTTTAGAGAATTAATAAAGATTTCTCACATGGAGGTAACACGACCACCACAAAATTTTGATGTATGATAAATGACTATCACTATTACATAAAACTCATGAGAAATGGGTTTTATGATAAGTTATTCTTTATTGATAAGCTTTTTGATGATTGGCATACTTTTATGGACTATGGGTGTGGAGAAGGTTTTGTGACTCAAATGATAGGTAAAATATTTCCTGGAAAGATAATAACAGGTTATGAAGAGAATGAAAACATGCTCAAAATTGATAAATATGCTAATGAAGTGTGTGATAATGTGTCCTTTACAAGTCATTTAAGTGGGCAGGAGTTCGACATAGTTTGTTTATCTTCTGTAATCCATGAAGTTTATTCTTATAATGAAGTAAAAACAATAGATGCTTTCTGGGATTATATATATTCTACAACTAAAAAGTATATAATCATTAGAGACATGACTCATCACTCAATGCAAGTGTTTACTCAAGTAAGTGATGAAAGACAATCTAGACTTCGGGATCATACCCAAGCAATTGGAGCCAAGTATGATTTAGAGAAGTTTGAATTAAGGTTTGGAACTATAGGGAATGCTAGAAATTTTGTTCATTGGTTGTTGAAGTACACTTATCATACTTCCCCCAATTGGCACAGAGAACTTCATGAGAACTATCTTCCTGTTTCAGTTGAAGACTTGATTAGCAAAGCTCCTAATAATTGGAGTGTATTTTACAAGAATCTTTATCAACTTCCTTACTTTACTCATCTTTGGGCAAAGGATTTAGGGATAACAGTGCCTTATAATACGCATTGTAATATAATTCTAAAAAGAAACTCATGAAAATACTAACACCGAATCAAGTAGTTGATTCTCGTACTAAAGCCCTTGTAATAGGGGGAACAGTGCTTATCTTGCTTTTGCTCTGGACTACTCTAAACTCAACATTTTTGCCTCAACCACTAGAGATTTTATTTGCTGCTTATGATTTGATAGCAACTAAAGAATTAGTATGGCATTTTGTCAAGTCTATTACACTATGCTTTAAAGCTATCGCTATAGCAACAGTATTTTCTATGCTAATAGCTTATCTTTCGACAATACCCGTTTTTAAGCCGTTTACCTATTTTTTAACAAAGTTTAGATTCCTTCCAAGCGTTGGACTGAGCTTCTTATTTATGAAAATTAGTTATGATGTAGATCAACAAAAAATGTACATGTTGACTTTTGGCATCGCTGCTTTTTTAACTGATGCCGTTTTCTCAACGGTTGCTTTAACTACTCAAGAAGAAATCAACTACGCCAGAACCCTTAAAATGAATCCTTGGCAAACTCTATGGGAGGTAATAATAGTAGGAAAGCTATCTAATGTATTTGAAGCAATTAGGCAAAACTTTGCTATTGCTTGGATGATGCTTGCTACAGTCGAGAATCTTTGTAAAAGTCAAGGTGGGATAGGAGTAATGCTATTCGATCTTAACAAATGGTTTAAATTTGAGTACGTGTATGCTATTCAAGTTTATATTTTACTTACAGGAATTCTTTTAGATATTAGTCTTACTAAACTAAAGTATTTCTTATTTCCTTACTCACTTTTAAGTATTAAAAAATAACCAATGATAATACTATTTTTAGCTGTAGTAATAGTAACGGCGTTGTTACTTTATTATACCAAACCCAAAAAACAAAAACCATGAGTATTTCAAAACAGGCGTGGCCATGGTTACGTCATGATCTATCTATAACTATGGACAGAGTTATAAAAGAAGTCTTGAATAAACCTAAAAATCAAAAAAAATTAGAAGCTTATTATGAAGAAGAGTGCACTGTTGAGTCTCCATTAAGCTTTTGGCATTACCACGGTGGTGTTGGTTCAACATACATAATTATATGTCCTTTTGGTTCAGTTGTGTGTGAACTAGGAGACAAGGATTTTATTGTTAGAGTCACAAACCGTAAAGAAGTGCTTGAAATATTACGACGATATGTATGAAATAGGTAAAACTCTACTAACCCTTAACTCAGTGAGTTTAAGCTTTGGTAGTAATTTGATACTTAGAGATATAAACCTTGAACTTAAGGACATTATTCGAACAGGAGAGACTACAGGACAAGTTGTTACTCTTATCGGAGAGTCTGGAATTGGTAAATCTCAACTACTCAAAATGATAGCTGGGCTACAAAAACCCTCCTCTGGTGAGATTTTGGTTGGGCTTGAACAAAAACCAACTAAAGCAGGTGTAGTCGGTCTGGTTGATCAAAAATATCCTTTATTTCAGCATAGATCTCTTATGTCAAATTTAAAGCTAGTCTCTTCAGATAAAGACAGAATAGAATCTTATCTGACAGAGTTTAGCCTTCAGGATCATAGGGATAAATATCCTAGTCAGTTAAGTGGTGGACAACGCCAACGCGCAGCAATAGTCCAGCAACTTCTTTGTTCTGACCATATGATCCTTTTAGATGAACCAATAAGCGGATTAGATTTAAAAGCAATTGATAAGTTTTGTAACATTGTTCAAAAGATAGCATCTTTAGACGAGCTAAACACAATTATTATATCTTCTCATATTTTAGAGCCAGCGCTTGCTTTAAGTGATCACGTATGGATTTTAGGTTATGAATATGCGGACATAAACGATAATACTGGATTAATTTCACTTTTTGACAAAATGAAAGCAATTACAAAAGGAGAAACTAAAGTTAAAATTCCAGGAGCTGTTATTAGGTATTCAGAAGATCTTGCTGCAAGAGGGCTTTCCTGGAAACCAGATATTAGATATGATCAAGATTTTATCAATTTTGTAAAACAGGTTGAAAAAACTTTTAAATCTATGTAATATGAATAAGATTATTTTATTACAAAAGAAAATTTCTGATTATTTTAGTTTACCTGAAGTAGAAAGGAAAATGATTAAGGCCAGATGTATAAAAAGTAAAGATCCCACGCAGTATAGTTTCATACCCTTTGGTGTTCACCAATTAATACCATCATTTATAGCATTAAAAGCTCTTGGATGCAGGAGGTTTCTTGATGTTGGTTGTGGTGTTGGTAACATCGTAAAAACAGCTGAAATGGTGGGGTTTAAGTCTTATGGAATTGAGTGTAATCAAGATTTAAAAAAACTTCAATTAACTAGAAATATAGGGTATATTGATGCTTTTGAGTTTGACTTTTATGACAAGTATGATCTAATTTATTACTTCCGTCCAATGTGTGACGAAACAAGTCAACTTCAGTTTGAATACGCAGTAATAAAAGGCATGAAACCTGGGGCGTATCTAATGGGACTTGGAAGCAGCTGGCAGTGCTTTAACGGAGAGTACAGAACAAAATTTAATCAAAGCCAAGTTGAAGAAATGATTAAAGAATTTAAAAAATTAAGAAAGGTATACATAAAAAATATTCCAAGTCAAATATTTCAGAAAATTAAATAATGGTAATACCTTCAGTATTTGAACTGCAGTCAATAAAAGATCAACTCTCTCTTCTAACTGTATTAACTTCTCATCTAAACTGGGAAAAATATCAAGCAGGAGAATTTGATGACTCTTCTATTGAAGATTTTAAACAACTTTTAACAAAAATGGATCATACTGTAAAGAATCTTCAGGCTAAAAAAGATAAAATTGAAGATACTTTAGATACATAATACCTTAAATTTGTACGTCGTGGGTTGAAATCCCACCAATTTTCTTGGCCCTTTAATGCAGAAGATGGTACTTCCTTGTACTGACAGGCAAGAACTTAGGTTCCTAGAGGTCGTTGGTAGAGGCAGCATGGGCATCCTGTTCATGTGGTCGAAAGACCTACGTAGTGTTCGAATCCTACTAAAGGAAGAAGATTGTGACCGAGTCGGCGAGGGATTACTCCGAAGGTAATGTACACTTTCCAAAGTGTCATATATGTACAAAATAAAAGGTGCTTCGAGTGTAAGCAAGGGCAACAAGAGCCTATCTACAAGGAAAACCCTTTCTACCCGTAAAGTAGAATCCTTCGGGATGTAAGGATAAATACTCAGTATAAGGCCAACACTCAAATGTTTCTTGTTATTTAAGGTGGCTTGTTCGGGAGCAGAGGACAGCAAATTCTCTACAATGTTCAGGGGGTTAAGTAACGATATCTTAATAGGTGCCTTTTGGCATATTTAAGACGTAAAAAGAAACATCAATATTTGGGTGGGGCTAGACTCCTTAACGGCAACCCGTGCAAGAGTCAAATCCCACCATTATCTATTTTAAATTATGTCGATAGCAAGTACAGATTCTATGGCCTTAGCAGGAATCCAAATCCATAAGTCTAAATCAACTTCCTGAGGACGGGAACGCACCCAAGAGCAATATCAGGTAAGAGAATCCAATTTAAAATAGATAAAATTAATCACTTATGAATTACTATATTTCAAGACTTTTAAACAAGTGGGAAAAAGAGAAAAAAATAATTATAGGCATCGAGTATCAAGATCTAATTCCATCTCCTCAAGGTAAACCCAATGATGCTGAAATTATTTCTCTCTTAAGAAAATGTCAAGACGAAGGTGCTTATTTAGTTTTGTTTACTGTTGAACCTACTGATAGGTATCCAAACCTTTTAAACCAGTGTAAACTTAGAGGTTTAACAATTAGCAGTATTAACACAAACTTAATAGACTTACCTGTCGGAAGTAAAGTGTACGTAGACATACTTTTAGATAATCACGCAGGTCTTTCAGAAGCATTTAATATTTTAGAAGAGGCCTTAAGTATTTACACAGGTGAAGACAATCAAATTTATATACATTAAATTAATTAAATGGACAAGCTTTTTTATCATACTAAACCCCAAGATGATCCTTGTGGAAAAGGTAAACGAATGACAATATGTTGTCTGGTTGATAACAATAAAATGTCTTTTGGGCTGACTAAAACACATCACAAAGATGTAAAAATTTTTAAAAAGGCCAAAGGTAGGTTAATAGCTGAAGGACGTGCTTTAGTTAAACCACAGTTTGCTGTCCCCACACCCCCAACTAAAAAAGAGATACGGGAACTTTTTAAAGAAATTTGTAAAGAGCTTAAACAAAGTGTTTTAAGATCAGAAAAAGAGATTCAATTACTTGTAAAATGTAAAACTAAAACAAGTTTATGAAATTAAAAATATTTTCTAATAAAACTACTCGTATAATCAACCTATCGTCAAGTTTTTTCACTGATCAAACTATATTTATAAGAGGTAAACCAACGGTGTTAACACCCATTAGTAAAGCAAAAAGTCTGGCCGATGATTTATGTTTTAACGCAGGGTTAAAACTAAAAGGATGTGTTCTTGAAAAAGACGAAGAAATTATTTACGACAGTTTTAAGCAGGAAAATAGAGGTACGACTAAATCTAACCTTAATGGAGCCAAGAAATTAACTCTTACAAAGAAGATGGCATGGCATAAGACTGTAGGGCCTTTGGCAAACATGTCTCATCCCCAGTCGGAAAGTCGTAAGTTTAATTTTAGAGGTCCATTGTCTTCATGATTTATTTGTCTTTGGACTTTTCCTCACTTTAACTATGGTGTTTGCGGGTAAAAATTGAAACAATAGCGTTTTTAAATGGAGATTTATTGACGAACTTGGCGTCTGGCGTGTTCTATTGTACTGTTCGCCAGAACCCGCAGCACCTTAAATTCATGTTATGAAGCAACCTTCGGAGTTAAGCAAGCGAGTAGCTGTGATCTTTACTACTCCAAGATATTATTACACTTTTAAGCACATTTTAATTAACAGGAAGCAAAAAAGGGGTTCTTGTCAAGCTGATTTAGATTTTAGAGCAGATATTCAAATACTTGAAGTTTTGCTTAACGTTCAAATCAAAAGATGGTTACCCAACGATAGAATGTGCTTAGTAAATTTAAATTATGAAAGGAAGGCTTGAATTTACATCTAATGACTATGGAATACTTAAAATTTTTATTTCATTTTCAGAATCTCCAAGTAGAGCAAAAATCGAAGAAGAAGTTAAAAAAGCAACTTGTGGATACATTAGAGTTATATCCCGAGATGCGCATATTTCTCTATATCTGGAGCACACCGATGATCACGGTAATATACTTACTATAGAAAAAGTTGATTGTACACATATGTTAACTGAAATGTATGAACAAATACAAAATTCGGTGGAAGGAGTATCAGGAGCGTGCACATATTGAAGTTGATTTTGAAACATTCATGCAACCTGGAAAACTAAAAGAATTACACAAATGTGGTAATGTGGAGCCGTTTAACAAAAATTTAGTGGTTTATCCTCACATGATACATTTTGATTTAATGTTCTTTTTCCGTTGGCTGACGCCAACTGAACTTTATAATTCCCCTAATGTAGATTTACTTTGGAATAGGGGAGATGTTTGTTGTTTTTAAAAAAATTAAAAAATGAGACGATTAACTAGTGCAGATCATGGCAAACTTGTAGAATTTGACCATGGTTTAAAAAAAAGACAAAGAGGAAAGATCTGTTTTGAAGGTAATACTTTCTATTTATGTCAGAACGCAGTAAGTGGTGACGTTTGCAAAAACAGATTGGGTTATGCCTTTAGCTATCATGTAGGAGAAAATTTTCTAATGTCTCCTCTGGGGTTTGGTCGCGTAAGAATCCTTGATGATGCTTTCGTACTCTTTAAAAAAACCGGCTCTGGTATCCTCTTTAGACGAGTGTATCGTCAAGATGATGAACTAGTTTTTGTCGGGACTATACAAAAAGATATAGAAGACTGTAAAAAACCAAGTGCCAGCGTGTCTGTAATGGACCCTGAATATCTTGAACAATCAGGATGGAAACCTTATGTCAAAGAACCTTCAGCAGAAGAAAAACTCAAAGAACAATCAATTCAAGGAGTTTGAGAAATACTACACAGACCTAACTCCAGATAAAAATCCAGAGGTGTTTGGCTACGACTTAGCTAAATACAGTAGATACTTCAAAAGCTCCATTCGCACACCTTACAAAATTCGAACATTTATAAAAAGAGGAGAACATACAAATACAAGTGAATAATTTGGAGGATAATAAAAATTGTCGTATCTTTGTAAGATGATACCAGTTTCACTGCCTAGTGGCAAGGTTAGGTTTATAACCTTTGAAGAATCTTTAGATGATGATTTTATGCAAAGGCTTATAGCTGAGGATGAGGGGTATGAATTTGATAATCCCTTTGATCCCAAGGTTGATCATATAAGAGAGAATAAGCTGTGGGAAGTTCCTGAAGCGCCCGAACTAACGCAAGAACAAGCAAAGAAAATAGAAAGGAAAGAGCGTGGGAAGGATCAAAATTAAACTAAAGGAGTGCGTGTTCTGTGGTAAGAAAAAGCCTATTTTTCGGAACGCCCCAAGAAAAGGACCTCAATGTCTTGACTGCTATAAATACGAAAAAATGAAATCTAAAAACTTTAAAAATAGAGCTTTAAGACTAAAAAAGAAAGAGATTTTTAGAAAAATCAAAAAAGAATTGCCTAAATACGTCAAAGAAGCAGATAAAAAATTCTCTCAAATTATCAGACTGATGTATCAAAGAGAGGACAAAACTATACTTTGTTACACATGTCACCTATCTATGAGGTATAACGAGGCTCAATGTGGTCACTATATTTCTAGGGAACACTACGCAACCAGATGGTTAGTAGACAACGCCAGACCTCAGTGTGGACAATGTAATTCCAGGCACGAAGAACAACCAGAAATTTTCAAAAACATGCTAGAACAAGAAATTCCAGGCATCACAGATCAACTACAAATCCTAGCTAGACAAGTAGTTAAACCAACCAGAAGTGAAATTGAAGATTTAATAAAGGACATGACAGCCAAAATCAAAGAAATAGCATGAAGTTTTATGGAAAAATGGAAGAAGGAAAGCCTAAAATTTATAACATTGACAACTATAAAGGCTTCTTTGCCACTTTACAAGAAGGTGATGAATTTGAGATTAAACTAAGAAAAGTTAAAGATATAAGAAATTTAGAGATGAACAATCTCTATTGGATGTGGCTTGGACAGCTCTCAGATTTCAGTGGATACACTAAAAGAGAGCTTCATAGTTACTTTAAACAAGAACTATTATGTCATGAAACTCAAGTAAATGGTGAGGCAGTTCACGACTGTCTAAGCACTACAGACCTTTCTATAAAAGAATTTTCTAAATATCTTGATGAAGTTGCTAGACTCAGTGCTCAAAACTTTCATTTTACTCTATCAAAGACACTTCCTTAAGGTAACCTTTGGAACTCAATTCAGATTCTGTTTCTCTAACAAAAGTTATAAGACAATCTATTACTTTAGCGTATTGTTGGGGATTTGTTTTTTCTAGTTCAACCAAAGTTTCTGGATCTCCTAGATAAGAAATTAAGGTGTGAAATTCTTTCCAGAATAAACCATCTACTTTACACGGACTGAAAATCAAGTCGTTAGGAATTACATAAATTTTATCCATACTAAAATATACTACTTTTTTTTAAACTTACCAAATATGAATTACTTACCAACACCTTTTTACACATTGTTAAAGTTCTATAAGGAATATCCTAAAGGAATCACTAAGAGATACTCTGCCAAACAGACTCTCCTAAAGGCTGGCCTGCTTAGATATAAAGGTCAAGGTGAATATGAAATTACAGAAAAAGGACTAAAATACCTAAAAAATGAAGAAACTGCCAATCAAGCAACCAATAGAGGTTGATGTTATCAACATAAAAAAAATTTTGAAAGAGTTGACAAAGGAGAGTTTAATAGTTAACGCTCAAAAAGATAAAATAGCAGTAATTTATGGTAAAGCTATTGAAATGCCAGAGAAGCTTTTTATAGCATTAAAGGATGTGGCAACGCAGCTAGGGTACGACTTAACTGAAGATACAGATTGGGCTTCTATGGCTCATTTTCAAAGAACAACATATTATTACATTTTAGAGCCATCTCCATTACCTTTTTAAAAGAAAAAGCCCCGTAGGTCTTGGGGCTTAATCTGAAATCAAATCAAAAGAGATTAGATTTTTATCCCTTTTGATAAACTGAGAGGGTTTAAATTGTAGGCCAAACAGTTTATGAATATGATGAAGTTTATTAAAAATTCGACCCCGGTGTTGTTCGCTTGACTGTATTTCTACTCGTATGGCAAATAAATACTGAGTAATCTCGAAAAGAACATCTGGATCTATTTTTCGTATCTCTTTGAAGAGAATTTCCAGAAATTTGGCATCGTTGTCTCTTATTGGTTTCGTCATATTTTATCATTAAAGGCTCCCAACCCTCAAAGTTGCAGCCATTGCCTTTACCGCATTTAAATAGTATACTCATACCTAAATATACGAAATTTTGCTCAAATTACCAAATTTTAATCATGAATCAACCAGGAACCCTAATATTACCATGCCTTTGTGAGCATGAAGACCAAGATAAAATGTACGGGAAGGGCCGTAGAGTTCACAATAGAGTAGACGGAAAAGGTAGAGTTCTTGGATATGCCTGTACTGTTTGTACTCCAAGAAGGTTCCCGTGTGAGAAAAACACAGCAGCTGTTGAACCTATGCCACACTTAGGATTACTCTATAGAATACCTGCTCAAAAATTAAGGAGCTTAAAACAAGTAAGTGATACAGGTATACCTACACCCAAGAAAAAAAAATAATTGAAGAAATTCATTGATAAGATAATTTTTGGAGAACTTACTCCAAATCAGTTTATATTGTTATATTGTTTAGCTAATGGGATTAATGTAGATCTAAATTTTAATCCAACGCCAGAGAAAAGGGCCCTAAAAGAAAAGGGGTACTTAACTGAAGCTGGTTGCCTAACTGAAAAAGTTAGTATTTTAGATGACAAAGACCCTCTAGATCCCTTCTATCATAGAGATAGAGAATTAGAAGATAAACAATTTAGAACCTTTGCTGCCAGTTTAAATCAATTATTTCCTCTTGAAGTTCCTAGACGGGGCTATGGAAGGAGTAAAAGTGTTAAGCTAGTTCAGGACAGGCTTAAACAATTCATGTCTATGTATCCGTATGACCTCTCGATTATAAGAGAGGCAACAGAAAATTACTTAGAACGTAATAAAGCCTCAGGTTTTAAGTACCTGGCGCATCCAGCTAATTTCATACTTAAAGGCTATGATGAATCTACTTTAGCGTTAGAATGTGAGCTAATAGAGCGACAAAGAAAAGTAGAGGACTTCGGACAAACTATATGAAATTAATTGATGAAGTAATTAATCTTATCGACACAAACAGAGAAAAAAAATTCAACTGTATACCTTTTTATGAAACCTTTCCAAGATTTTCTAAATTCATTCCAGGAATTGAAAAAGGTATGTATTATGCAGTTACAGGATCTCCTGGATCAGGTAAGACTCAATTTACTGATCACACTTTCATGTATCGACCGTTTGACATGATTTGGGAGGGCGAAGACATTTCTTTCGATATTACCTACTTCTCTTTCGAAATGGGAAAACAAGCAAAAATTTATCAGGGGATATCAAAACGTCTTTTTGATAAATACGGTATTAGAGTTTCCACTAATCTATTGCAGTCCATAGGGTCTTCTTTATCTGAAGAGGTTCAACTTAAAATTAAGGACTGTAGAGACTATTTTGCCAAATTAGAAGAGTATGTTACCTTTTACGACGAGCCCATGACTCCTACGCAAATAGCTAGAGTTATGGAACAAAAATTTAAAGAAAATGGCTTTGTTGAAGATAAAATAGTACAAACAGCTTCTGGAACTATGACGCGTGTTCCAGGTGGTTACGTTCAAACAAATCCGAATAAATACTTAATATTTATCTTCGATCACATAAGTTTAATACAGCCCAGTCCAGGGCAAACACTTCATCAAGCTTTGGCTGCGTTTTCGTCCAACAATGTTCATTTTAGAAACAAGTATAGAGCGACAATCGTTAACGTACATCAACAAGCCATAGAAGGCTCTATTGAACAATTCACTCTAAAAGGTGATAACGTAATCTCAAAAGTTGAACCCCAACTAGCGCTCTTGGGAGATAACAGGACTTTGGGCAGAGATTACGATAAAGTATTTGGAATGTTCTCTCCCTTCAGATACGAAATTGGATACTATCGCGGCTATAAAACGCTTAGGCTAAAAGACAACTGTCGATTTCTATCGGTATTAAAAAATAGACAAGGCGTGCCTGATGTTCATATTGGACTTTACTTTGATGGGATGATAAATTATTTTGAAGAATTACCTAAATCAGACACTTTTACAATTATAAAAAACGGAGTTAAATCTGAAAATGAACTACTTTATGAGAAATACTCAAATGGATTAGTAGGTATACTAGACACAGATAGACAAAGAAAATTTAATTTCTCTTGAAGTTACCGAGAAAAATAGTTAAAAGCGAAACTAAAAACCCAAGAAAGCTGCTTATAATTGCTCCTCCTAAAAGAGGCAAAAGTACGGCTATAGTTGGACTTCCTGACGCACTATGTGTAGATCTAGAAAAAGGTTTAGACTATCTTGACGCAGTCAAAGTTCAAGCCAATAGCTTAGATGAATTAATAGAGGTGGGTAAAGCAATTAAGGCTGAAAACGAAAAAGAAAACAAACAAATATACAAACATATAGTAATAGACACTATTACAAAAATGGAAGAATACGCCAAAGCTCTTGCCCTGAGAAACTATAAAGCCTCTCTTATGGGTAGAAATTTTGACGGAGACGTAAATAAGTTCATGCAGCTTCCAAATGGAGCGGCTTATTTATGGGTAAGACAAGCGTTCGAACAGATATATGGCTTCTTCTCAACACTGGCCCCTCATCTCGTTCTTGTTGGTCATTTAAAAAGGACTGCAATTATTAGAGATACAGCTGAGATTCAAGCTACAGACCTTGATCTCACAGGTAAATTAAAAAATATTACTTGTGCAGACATGGATGCTATTGGAATGCTTAAAAGAAAAGACAATCAAAGTATTTTATCATTTAAAACTTCAGAAGACGATCTTGTATGCGGAAGCCGGTGTGAGCACCTCTCTGGTCAAGATATAGTAATTGCTGAAAAGACAAATGATGGTACTTTTATTTATCACTGGGATAAAATTTTTATAGATGGTTAAAATTTTAGCTTATGGCACACTCAGAGAGGGTGACTATAACTTTGATCGAATGGCGAGTGCTTTCGGCGTCGATTCAATAAAGAAGGTTGGTGAAACAGAACTCTCAGGGTACAAAATGCATGATCTAGGTTTCTACCCAGCTATAAAGGAGGGTACTGAAACTGACAAAATCAAATGTGATATACTTGAAGTAAATGAGCAAACAGCTCGTGCAATAGATTATATGGAAAGTGGCGCAGGTTATAAAACTGTTGAAACCGACCTTGGAAAAATTTATGTTTTTGAGGGTAATTTATCCAACAGACCTATTATTACTTCAGGTGATTGGTTCAACAAATAGAATAAGGATTACAAATGACTACAGAAGAAATTACAGAAAAAATATACAAAGATGTCAAGCCATTGCGCTTGAAGGGTGTACTAAAGAAAAGAAAGGAAACTTTAAAGGACTTTTTAATAAAATTCTTTACAGAGTGGAATAACAAAAAAGACACGATTTATGTAGGAAACCGGCACGTGCAGACTAGTCCTGGAAAAAGGAGAAGTCTAGGAGATATCTTCGTTATTTGTCGTTATTACTACCCTAAGTGTACACTTGAAGAAGTAAAATCTATTGTGTACAATGAATTATTTGAAGAAATCCCCAGATTCCGATCTTCTTGGTGCACCAGAGTAAACAAGAGGGTTTTTTATCAAGGAGAAGAAGGACAAACAACTCATATTTATGATACAAGTAAACATGATGAGTTTGGTCTGACCCCAGCTACTTGGAGAAAACTTTAAAGATTGGGTTTATTAAAAGAAAGGATTTATTAATGTTTAATTTTAAAAAAGTACAAGAACAAAGATTAGAGTTTAAAAGAGGTAAGTTCATCAGGCCTGGTGTTCAGAATCTTACTTTTAGAGATGTTACTTTGGAAGAAAGTAAAAATACTGGTAATAAAAGACCTGTATTTTTCATGGAAACTGAACCAATTACTGACGAAGGTTGGGAGCCGCATGAAGACGCTCAAGCTGGTGGTCAGATAGGTAAAGTAGCCGGAAACGCTGGTTATTACCTAAAAAATGATGATCAACAAGAAGAATTCGTAGGTCTTTTAAAGACTATGATGAGTGCTGTTGGTACTCTTGATCAATTCATGTCAGAGCATGGAACAGAGGATTATGATAACTTGGATGATGTTGTGGCCGCAGTCAAACCTTATCTGACAGGTCGTACGGGCCGCTTCTTTGTTTGTGGTGAGCAATATCAAAAGCTTGATAATTCAGGCGTTGGTTTAAGGCTTAAATTTCCAAACAAAAGAGTAGTAGAATCAATCAATGTAGCAATTGAAGATTCTAAACTACCTAAGTTCGACGAAAGTAATCCGACACATTTTAAAAAGCTTCCTCGCCAAGAGGAGCCCAAAGAGATGACGTCTGACTTACCGTTCTAATTTTTTATTAAATAAATAAAAGGGGCTCAAAAGGCCCCTTTTCAATTTACTATATGGTAATAAATTTTAGCAAAGTTCCTGTACAGCTTTCTGACATTCCCGATCAGTGGATTTATAAACACTATTTAAAGGACAGGATCAGAGAGCCTTTAGACGGAAGAAGAATTAGAATGCCAAGTAAGTTCGCTGATGAGACTACTCCCTCTATGTTTCTTTATGTAAAAAATGGGAAATATCATTGGAAAGACTTCTGTTCAGGTAAGGGTGGCAATGCTGTAGAGCTCGTCAAGGAGCTTTTAGAAATGTATTCAGGAGAGGGAATTCCTTATGCAAGCGTTGCTAAGGAAATCAGAAAAGCTTATCGAGACTGGCAAAACCAGTATGGGGTTTATGAAGAACTGGACATAGAATCAACTTATTCAAATGAAGAATTTAAATGCGATTTTAGACTTGCAGAATATCAAGATTGGGATATTAACTATTGGAGCAAATATGGTGTTAATTTAGACCTTTTAAAAACATATAACGTATACCCACTCCAGTGGTACCAATTATCTACTGTAATGAATGGATCAATGTTTAAAACGTACAAAAAAATATCCATACGTAATTGTTACGGATTTTTTAATGATAAGGTAGAACTTCTAAAAATATATAACCCGTATTCTCTTGACTTTAAACATATTACAATAAAGAACGATTTACTTGGAAGAGATCAGCTTGAGAACAACCACAAAGTTTGTGTTATTTGTTCTTCAATGAAGGATATGTTAACGCTTAAAGGTACTGGAGTTGCTGTTGATGTCGTAGCTCCAATCAGTGAAAACAGTTATATTGATCCTAAGGACATTGATTATCTAAAAGAAATATATGAACATGTATTAACTCTTTTTGATAACGATCGTGCTGGAATACTCTCAATGATAAAATATAAAAAACTATTTGATCTAGACTACGTACATATACCTAATTATAAAGATATTGCGGAGTTTAGAGAATGCACACAGGATTTTATATATGTAAAACATGAAATTGCTCAAAGAATAAATGCAAAAATAAATGAACAACATAGATCTAACGCTCTTTCACGATAGTGGTATGCTACCATATAATAGCTATTTAAGGGTCTTCCTATATAAGCTGTTTCCTAAACAAATTAAGTATATAAAAAAAGGTGTTAAGTTAAATGGAAAAATCATAGTTTGCACTAATAATTCAAGACCTTTTTTGATATCAGACACAGAAAAGTTTGTTATTGGTAATATTTATAAAATGTCTGATGAAGCTATTAAGTTTTTTTGCAGTATTTTTGGTTGTGGAATAGAATCTGTTAAAATAGGAGAAGATCAGATCAAAACATTCAAACTACTTCAGGGGTTGGTCTCCTGGAAACCACAATCTAATGATTTTTTTTATGTATCTATAAGAGACTTTGCTATCAAAAACAAAGGTAAAACAAAACTTAAATTTTTGTATGAAGAGGACGTTGAAGAAATCAAATAAGCTTACGTGCTTACAAGTAAGATCCAGACACCCGAGCTGTAATGCACTAAGAGGAAGAATATCTTTGCCTTATAAAGCTATTTATAGGCACGGCTCAACAAGTACTTCAGTGCTTAAAAAAGAGATAAACTCTGTTAATTCCGTTGAGACGGCCTCTTGTAAGCTAAAAATGAAATCCGCTTTTCAAGTGGGAAATGTTAAACATCTACCTTGGGGCAAACTTTCAGAGGCTAAACTATTAAATGGTAAAATAACAGTAAATAAGCAGAATTTAGAATTTCCTGTGATCGTAAAAAGCAATTATGGATCAAGAGGAAAAGGAAATTATAAGATTGACACTCCAGAGGCTTATGAAAAGTTCATCAAATCACACGAACTAAGTCATTACATCATTGAGGAGTATTTTTCAGGAACAAGAGAATATCGAGTCCATATAACCGATTTTGGACCGGTTTATTCACTTAGAAAATTATTAAAATCTGATACACCAAAAGATAAAAGATGGGTTCGTAACGATGAAACTTGTGTCTGGATTGTCGAATATCAGCCAAGTTGGAGCGCAGATCAAAAATTTTTAGGTTTTAGAAATGTGGAAAATCCAGAATTTGATAAACCTCTAAATTGGGATAGAATAGTTGAAGAATGTAAAAAAGCTCTAAAGTCTGTCGGACTCGATATTGGGGCCGTAGATCTTAAGGTACAATCTTCAAAAGACAAAGAAGGAAAAAAGCGTAAAGATCCAGATTTTTTTATAATCGAAATAAATAGCGCACCTTCACTAGGTAGAATTACTGCTGAAGTATACAAAAAGGAATTGCCAAAAGTACTGGAGCATAAGTATGATAGAAATAAAAACAGATAATCATTTTTATAATCAAAACACCTTTATAAGTGAAGAAAAACTACAAGAGTTCAGAAAAAAATATAAACATATAGATCATGCTAAACTTACAGTCTATGACAAAACTAGGACAGGTACTAACTTAGTTTACGACCTTATTAAAGCAGAGCGCCTTATTGATATTGTAAAAGATTTTGGATCTGAAATCTCACTTAGTGTACGCTTTGAAGAACGGGATGATTTATTTAATATCCGTCAAATGCCTGGCATGTGTGGAGCCGTCTTTATTTACTTTACAAACATATGTGGTTACTCACTAGATAAAGTAAGATTCGTAGAGGATTTACTTTATTTGATGGGATTTACTGTTCTATTTATAAGTGAACGGGCACAAAAAAAGTGTTACGATGGCGATACAATAACTGATGGAAGCGTCGTTCTCACAAGAATTGGTTTTAATCAATACATGAAAATACCTAATCGTAGAACTAAAAATGATATTATTTTATATTACAAACAATTAAATTTTACACCGTGATTAATACTATTTTAATATTACTTGCCTTAAATACTTTGATAAATTACATCTTAGTAAAACTAAAGCTGGTAAAACCAACAAAGGGAGCATTATTTTGTGGGTTGTGGTGTTACTGTGGTACAGAACCTGCTGATGGCCAAAAATTAAAAATTCTTGCCTTGTACAACATGGCAAGGGGCGACCATGCAACAGGAATGTGCTCAGATGATGCTATTTTGAAGTCAACAGCCAACGCAAAAGAATTCTTAGTTGGGCACAGTGACTTATTTGATTTTAAAAAAAGAACAATAAAAAACTTTACTGTACTGGGTCACTGTAGAGCAGCGACTTCCAGCTACAGCCGAGAAAAAGTAGAATTTGCTCATCCACATGGCATTAAAAAGAATCCAGATGACAAGCGGCCTTTTCTTTTTGGGGTTCACAATGGAACTATTCACAATATTTATGACTTGTGTCATAAATACGAACTTGAAATGGACTCAAGTAAAACAAGTGATTCTATGCATTTGTTTAATATTATAACAAAAGGTTGGGAAGTTAAAAATAACGACATATTCAGAGAGTATAAAGGGTCGGCTACAGTGGTGTTTTACCCAATAAATGCAAAGAACACTGTTTATGTTCATAGAGATGAAGAAAGAGAACTTTATTGTTGGAATGAAACAGAAAATAAAGTCTACATCTCTTCAGTTAAGGATGCTCTCATGGCAATTGGTGCAAGTAAAGAAGAGATTGTTGAGTTCGAACCGGGTATGCTTATTAAATTTACTAATGGGCATAAGACAAAGTCTTGGGATCTTAAAGAAAAGAAACCATACGAAAGACCCCGTATTCAAAATATAAATAATCGTACTAATCCAAGAGCGGGAGCCTATTCGGAGCGTGCTCCCCATACAAAAAGTTCCACGCGAGACGGATTCTATTGGGAAAATCATCTTATTCATTTTAATGGCCATGCTTATACTGGCAGTCTTTATCTGGAAAAAAATGGGAGGAGAATTGAACGGGATGTAAATCAAACAGATAGAGACAAGTATGAAATACTTTATTGTATAATGGGTATACCCATGAAAGATAAAGAAAATTACGCCATTGTTTATCAAATGTGTGTCAAAGGAGATAGTTTTGATCCAAGTAAATTTAAAAAGCTTACTCCTGCTATTCTAGGGCTTCATTCACTTTATCCTGTGTTAGGTAAGTATTATGACAGTTCAAGTGATGGAACCAAGATATTTTGGTTTAGAGAACTTTGCAAACTGAATGAGCCAGATGACACCTACAGTTGGATATCTCCACTCATTGGTAAAGAGTTTACTATTAATAGAGGTGGGGTTTTAGTTTCCGAGGGTGTGGCTTTGTCAGTGAATGAATCAGAGTTTGCTACAGAAATGAGTAGCAAAGAGGCTGTTATTTATCTCATAGATAAAAAAATATGTTTAGATGAGCTCTATTCCAACGCAGCTGAATTGTTCGATGACTTTGTAAAACTTAAGTGTATTGCTGTAAGACCTGATACTTTTGATAATTTTCTTGATGATTTAATTACTGTTTTAAAGGAGTTTGGTCATGTATCAAAAACTGAAATACATCAGGCAGAGCAATTAAGGTTTGCAGAGAGTTATGGTGCTATAATGGATGCTTCTTCAGAGATGATAAATCTGGTTAGTGAGTATTTATTGACAACTTGTCAATCAGAGATAACTAAAAATGCTAGAATAAAGAATAGTTCTAGCAAGAGTATAGAGCAGCCCAAAATAGACTTTGCTGATGAAGACAACTCTGAAGAGGTTTTAGAGGATTTTCATGAAAAGACTGATGATAGTGACTATTACTCCACCAAGGAGTTTAAGAATCAGTTTCTGTTTAGTAACTGTGACTCTTTAGAAGATGCAATCACAGCTTACGTAGCAACTGATGATCACAAACATATAATGCCTTTTCTGAGAAGTTTAAATGATCTTTTTCGTGATCTTAATTGTATTACTGGAAGTGATTGGTTTGAAAACAAACGAGCCTCATTTGACTTATTGAAGCAAAGGATGAGTATGGCTTTTGAACTTTTAAAAACAGAACCGTATTATTTAAATATTTTAGATGATTTTCGAGGTACAGAAGTTAATTTAGAGGATTGTGTAGCAGGTTTAGTTAAAAAGATACAAGTGTTGTCCAATAGAAATACTGTAACTGAAGAGGACAAAACGAAGCTTGCGCTGTCTAGACTAGCTTTAACTTACATAGTCGAAAAAGCTAAAACACTTGATAGAAGTAAATTACTGGTAAATCATAATATCAATTCAAAAGAACTGGATACATTATGTCTCAACTCGTAAAAGATTTTCAAGGGAATTTAATCCCTAAGACTAAAGCAAGACGAATAAAGAATGAAAACGGAAAGTTTGAATGGTTTGAGCAGGATGTGTCTTGTATAAGAATGCCTGATGGTTTTTGGTATAGAACAACTACTGGTAAAATCATATTTGATTGGTCAATTGGAAAGTGGGTGTTTGTCTCAGAATTCTCTGGTAATAAGGGTTTGGTTGAAGATGGCTCTTTTGGCTGTTTTTCAGACAGAACTAGAGAAGTTACGATCCTGTTTAAGAAAGACAGCTTCTCAAAGAAGACTGTTTTTGATCCACTTTCTAAGCACCTTTCAAGTGTGGAGTTTAACGAAAGAAAATGGAATCGTTCCTATGCAATATCAGAAGAAGTGGCTATTAAACATGGTTATGAAGAATCTCTGTTTGATGGTATGTTCTACAAACTTTCTGATTGCGCTGAAGACGACTTGATTAGAATGAAAACTCCTAATATTCCCTCAAACGAAAGAAGTAACACATACTCTCTTGATGATGACAGGAATTATAGGAGCCTTTTGGAAGACTGCTATGATAACTACGACCTTACTATACCAAAGAGTTTAAATCGTTTTGCTAGATTTATACCATTTACTTGGGGTCTTGAAATAGAGATTCAAAATGGATTTGTACCTAAAAGGATCCGTGAACCTTTAGGTTATCGTGTTTGCAGAGACGGGTCTTTAGACACTGGTCAAGAATACGTGAGTATTCCTAGAATTGGTGGTAAAGGTCTTGCTGCTGACAAAAAAATGTGTTACGAATTAACTAAGAGGTGTATTCTTTCAAATAAATGCTCAGTTCACGTGCATTTTGGAGAGGTGAGGAGAGATAAACTTTACGTTATTTCTCTTTGGACACTTTTCTTTAAGATACAGGAAGAACTAAGAAAGTATTTTCCGTTTTCTAGAACTAATTCAATTAGGGAAGACGGTAAAATCTATGCAGGCTTACTTCCAGATCTTAGTCTAAAAGTAAGTGATTTTCTCAAGATTAAAACAGATGAAGAATTTAAAGCCAGAATAGGAACTGAGTTTGGTAAAATTTATACTTGGTTAAATCACGGACACCCTCTTGGAGAGCAGTATGATGAGAAATTTGTAAAAGAAACAAGAACAGAAATCATAAAGGGTAAAAAACAAACCCAAATCTGTTACAGAGTTAAAACTTATAACTTCACTACAAAGTTACCTCGTCATGCAGTTCAAGGACGCAAGTGGGAAAGAAAAGAACGCTATTTAGCAATGAACGTTCTTAATCTATTTTTCTCTCATTCTAAAACTATTGAGTTTAGAATTTCAGAAGGAACCACTAACTTTGATAAAATACTTCTCTATATGTGCCTTAACGTAGCAATACTTAAGTACGCAGAAAATTTTGAGAAGGTGTTTAACCAAAAAGAGATCTTTGTTGAGCAAATAATCAAGGATCATTTTCCTGAAAAGGAATCTAAATACATTATAGATTATCTTGAAGTAAGAAAAACTAAATACTGTAATGTAAATGGCTCCTTTCGTTCAAATTGGAAATCAATTGAAGAAAGTATGTTTACTTTAGACAAAGAAGAATTCAAAGATCATATATACAAATTATGAGACAATACTATCCAAAAGAAAGAGCCATAATAGATGGAACATATAATACAATAAGCAACACTCTAACAGATAACCAAATTGTCTCAACGGGTGTTGCTTCTTTGTCTTATACTTCAAACGGGTGTTGTGGAAGTATGAAATCTACAACACCAGAAGACCAGATTAGATTTTTTTGTTATCCTGTTGAGTGGCTACCAAAAGAAATAAGAACAGAAAAAAAAGTAAAAGCTCTTGTTGATATTTTTAATTCCTTTGGGGCTACTTTAATCTTTCACGGATTTTCAAAAATGTGCGATCCGAAGCTTGATTATATTAAAAACTATAAAAATAAACAAGTTGTTTCACAATTACTAGCTGGAACACCCAATGAAAATTATGTTAGTATTTTCGACGATGTTTGGGCAAGCTTTAGTAATAAAGAGGCACATTCAAGAAGTAAGGTAAGTAATTATTTTACTTTTTGTCTTGTGCGAGCTCTTTTTAACAAACATTATCAGACGTTGTTTTTAGATATGCTTGATATCAAAGCAGCTGTGCCAGAGTTTAGTTATTTTGACTGCTTTCAGCTTGCCCATTATGGT